GGAATAATGCTTTAAACATATTCCATGCGGTACATTCTTTACCAACTGCCTTGTTATATTCAACAAGTTCAATTACAAACCGTAATAGAATATCTATCAATAATAGAATTGTTACGGCTAAAATACAGAAAATAATATCATAGACAGCGTTATCTGGTGCACTATGATACAAATAGGAAAGAATGCTATCCTTTGGAGGGGGCAGCATTATTTCAATCATTAGACCTCCATAATTAAATTACATTGTCGTAACTAATTGGTATATCAGAACAATTGCCAACATCGGCAACTAAAATAACTGTACTTTGTTCAGGTATATATGAATATGTCAAACCTCTGCCATGTTTCTGATATGTTGCATAAACAGAATTACCGTCTATATTAATGTGTTGCGTGTGGGCATAGTTGCCTGCTGATGCCGCTGTCATCACAACAGCAACAGCCATTTTATTAATAGATGGATATTGATATGCAGGGAATGCATATTCTTTGTCACCCTCATTATAGTGTTTAGTAATAATATCTTTTATTTGTAAATACCTGTAGTTACTGTTGAATAATACATCGCCATTGCTATTCATGACCTCAAGCCCATTACTCCCCTTGTGTTGAATATTATCTGTATAGACATAAATTTTAACATATTTGTGTCCATCATATTGATGGTCAGTATTTTTAAACATCACATGCATTTCTAGTCTACGACCACCGTCATCACTCATGACTAAACCTTTGTTGCCCCAACTTTTTATTGTGCCATACACTTCATTAATGTTAAAGTATTCAACAGGCGAACTAAATTCAACAACATATAATAAATTTTCCGAATTAATATCAGATTTAATAGGTACACTGACATTCCAATCTCCTCTGGCTTGTCCGTTGTTGTATTTGACCCAATAAGCCCCAGTTTGGTTAAAACCAGTTAATTCTTGTGTCATTTGAAATCCTATCACCTTTTTAAGCACCATATTTTGATATTTATCACTAATTTGCAAAACATTATTATCGTTCGTAACTTCTACATACTTCATTTAACACACCCCATATATAATCTTTAAAATACACCCACCATTTTTGAAAGCGTCAAGATAGCCTCTTTTTTCTGGATGAATTTTATAATGAATAGTATTACCGCTCACCCACATTATATATGGATTTTCGGGCAATCCATGAAGGTTAACACTAAACCAAACTTTTGCTCCATTAGTTACAGGAACGTCAATACTACCAGACTCTTCTATTTTTGTTAGAGTTTTAACCCCAACAATTTGTGTTAATCTATCTGTAATATCTACGACAGTTCTGCCATTTTCATCGAATACTTGTACACCTTGTGGCACTTTATCCTCCTTTTTGAAGAAAGATTTGATTTTTTCTTTAATTTTTTTAAACCAAGTCAATTCCACACCCCCACTCTAACACGTAATCTGTTCTTTTCATCATACACCTCAATTAAGTTATCTCTGATTTCAGTTCTAGCACCAGTAGTGGCTGTTCTTAAAGTACCAATTTTTGCACTAATACTAGACAAGCTATTGACATTTAATTTATCGCCAGAGATAGAACCTGCTTTAATTTTGTCGGCATCTACGGCTCCTGCTTTAAGTTTGTTAGTATCAATAGCACCTGCTTGGATTTTATCACCACTAATACTATTAGCTGCTATCTTATCACTAGTAATTGCGTTAGCAACGACCTTATCGCCTGTAACAGAGCCAGCTTTAATCTTATCTGCTGTAATTGCATTAGTTGCAATTTGAGTAGCTGTCACAGAGCCAGCTTTAATCTTATCTGCTGTAATTGCATTAGCGGCAATCTTATCTCCAGTGATGGCATTAGCTACAATTTTATCAGTATTAACCGCACCATCTGCAATCTTAGTGCCAACAACAGCATTATCGCCAATATGTTTAGATACGATTACGCCATTATCAAATACTGTTTGACCAGTAATATGAATGTATTTACCAGAGATACTTACTGTATCTGGTGCTAGATTAATACGAGATACAATCTCTTGACCAGTTAATTTATCAACACCAGCTTTAACTTTAAGTTCAATACTATTAGCAACTTGTGTAATGCTAGTTTGTAAATTATTAAAGTTATTTGATACAGTTGAATTAATAGCGTTAGCCGTAGCAGTCAATCTGCTTTCAGCAGTATCTTTAGCATCTTTAACCTTGGCATCAATAATACCATTCATGGAAGTCAGTGATGTTTGTAGCCCACCAATCTTCTTATCAATTTCTTTTCTGGCGTTATTAATATCTGTAATACCTTGGTTAATAGCATTAATACCTAGCTTTTCTTTGTTAAGCATTTCAACTGGGATTTCTTCAACAGTACTAATTGTTACTGGGTCAGATATCTCGCCATTACCAAAAATATCAACGTAACAAACCTTAACAGTGTAAGAGCCAGTAGAACAGAGGTAATTAAGACTGTTGTCCACCACAAAGTTTTCTTCATTATTAACATAGACAATAGCTCCTATACAATCTTCTGGAATACTAGCAAAAGTAATATTAAGACCTTCAATTACTGGTTTAACTACAAATTGTGTTGGTTTAGCTGGCACAGCCTTGCTGTAGTTTACTTTAGTAGGTACTGAATACGAATTACCAACACCTTTATTGTAAATATAGCCAGTACCAACACGTGTATATGGCTTAGCTGTAGAGTGCCAATCAGTTGTTAAATCTAATCGGTTATGTTCTTCACCAACATGTTCATCTAAACGTAGTTCTGTCCACTGATAATCATTCTGTGGTTTCTGTTTCCAAGACCAATAAGCACCACGCTTATCAAAGATTACTGTTGCTTCATATGGAGCTTCAGGTACATGAGTTTGTTCTGATACATAGTAGTAAGTAACAGGTGCTCTAGCTTTCTCAGAAAGGGCATTACGAATATCTCTACCACGAATTACGAATTCATACTTTTTACCAATCTCTACGTTTGGTATTGTAAAGATATTTGTTTTGCCTGTATCGTAATGTTGATGGACCTGCTTATCAGCAAATTGGTCTACTGTATCGTGGAAATCACCAACTTTAACATCTATACTTACGCCTGCATATTGTTTAATAGGAGTGCTGTCCCATTTAAGAATGAGAGATACACTACCATTTACAGAGCGTTCATCTATAGTAATATTACGGACTTGTTCAGATATAGTATCAGGGTTATCAGCAATACCATTCCAAATCTTTGTAGCTTCATTAATTTGGTCTTCTAAAGAAGCCTTAATATCGTTTAAATACCCTTTAAGCAAGGAGATAAATTTACGACCATCACCATTTATCGTAGATGGCAGGTTATTCTGTTTGTCCATTTATCCTCCTATAAATAATTAATAATAGCCTCCACAAAATCTTGTTCTACAGTCATATCAAATTCATGATTACTCATTGCAAATACGATTGTTAATTGTGCAAGAATATTTGGGAATGCTTCATTTGTCCACGGCAATTCATCATTAACTGTATTTACGAATTTAGGTCGTCTATAATATCTAACCGTGTATGGTAGTTCACCATAACATTTAATCTTTTTGCCACTCTCAATTAATTGTAATGGAGCTTGATTTGTAGCTTTGTACCAATCATCTGGAGCTGGCGTAATTTCATCTGTAAATGTATGGTCTCCGATTACTTCGTAATAGTTATTGTCAATGAGGACGTGCCACATAAAGTTAATTGCATCGTTAAAGTATGCAATCAATTCATCGTCATCATACCCACTTTCAATACTATCAGATAAGCGGTTTCGTAATGCCGCTTTATTCATTAATTCTTTTACTGTCATATTACCTCCTAGCCTTGGTCAGCTGGTGTAGTATTGCTATTTTGCCCTTCTTTTTCAAGGGAAGGTTTAGCTTCATATAACAAGAATTGCAATAATTGTTTATTAAACATTACACGTTTAAATGGAATTTCATCTTCCAAACTTTTAACGTGAGGCATAGCAACATAATAAACAATTTCAAGTTCCCCATCAAACTCTGGGTCAAGATGTTTCATAATAGGACCGTCAGTGCGGTATTCAAATTCAACAGGGAATTGACCTTGAAACGCAATGAAGTCATCAGGACGTTTAGTTTCCTGTGTACCATTCAATGTCATTTTCTTTGTAAGTTCTGGGTCGTTTTGATTGTATAGTTCATAAGACAAGCGGTCGATAGCGTTGTTCAAACAGTAAATTAACTCAATATCAGAGTATGCCGTTTTTTGCATATCGCCAAGTCGTTGTCTTGCCAAAATCAACATTTCTTTTACCTTCATTACGGCTCCTTATACATAGAACTGCATAGGTCGTTCGATAGGTCTACTAGCATCACTTGCTGTCATCTTTTTAATTTCGTCAGCAATCATTTTAGCCATACCATCAGAACCACCAGTTTTGTCAGGTTCTTTTCTTAATAACATTGTAGAGAAACGGACAAACATATCAAACAAAATAGCAGGCAAGTCAATCTCATCTGTTACATCTTCTACTTCATTAATAATACGATAGTATTTTAAAGTAGTAGGATTTTTAAGATAAATCTTATTGCCCATGATTTCATATGTATCATTTGTATCTTCTTCAATACTGTCAAATTTACCAAAGTCGCTAGGTAGTTTAGCTACACCATTATTTGGTTTAATATTAACCTTATTGGCAATATAAGAACTTTCAACATTGATTAAAGACAAATTCACATATCGTAACACCGTATTAATTGCATCAATTAATTCGTTATTTGAATGTTGTCGATTGTACGCTTCGTCCAAGTTATATAAGATACTCTCAATAATGGACTGTACTCTAATCATTAAATACCCCCATATTTGGCTGTAGATTTAATAATTTTACCTGTATTTTCAGAGTAGATTGTATTGGTAGTACGGAATTCAGGGTTTTTAGCCAACCAGATATTGAGCCATTTAGCTGCTTCTACATTATCTTTACCTTGACATTGTTGATATTGCATCAATTCAAAGTCAGTAGCAAATCTATGGCGTGGTATCATGGCAATCTTTTTGGCTTTACCATCATGAATTCTACCTTCCTCCATGCTGTCACGCATACGTTTACATTCACGGAGTACTACACCCTCATCATACGTTTGTTTGATTTTCCATTCGCCAGTCTTAGGGTCTACTTCTACTTGTGTTCCTAGTCTCATAGTACCTCCTAAAAAAAATAGGGGAGGTCGCCCTCCCCATATCATTTATTATTTTTTGATGTTGTAAATGCGAGCGTTTGCAATAGGAGCTGTACATTCTAAAGTAGCATCACCAGTGATGTATTTAGATTTGTAAGTACCTTTACGCAAGCCATCTTCAACGTGGAATGGAATTAAGTAACCCAATTTCCAGTATTGTGCTTCGATTAAGTCCACTACATCATCTGTGTACATACGGTGGGAAACCAAATCGATACGACCGAAGTCTGTTTCCAATACATCTACAACTTCTACCAATTCTTTAGAAGTTTGTTCACGGTTTTTAGTAGTGCCTTGAGTGAAACCAGAGCATACACGTTTGTTCTTACCAGACATTACTGCGAAGTCAATGGAACCACCACGGGACCAAGCTGCTTGCATAGCATCATTGATAAGGTCAAATGTAAGAGCACCTGCACCTGCCGCAGATTTAGCATCAATAGCATTACCAGAAGTTAATTCTGTAGAACCTGCATTAATAGCTGCTGCTGGTTTAACAGTATTAGGAGCTGTTGCAGTTGTTTCTTGTTCTGTTTCACAGATATTGAAAGTATTAGCATCAACTACTTTTACGAAGTATTGAGTGTTAGCTTTCAATTTAGTATCAAGAGTACCAGTTTTCGCACGGAACATAACAACGTCGCCGTTTACGAATTTGTGGTTAGCCAATGTGAATACACCAGCTGTTGTTGCTGTAACTTCTTTGAAGTTTTCCAAGAAGTAAGGAATACCACCCATTTTACCAGCAATAGCATCGTCACCCATAACTTTAGCTTTGTTGCGAACGATAGCATACTCAAGGTCACGACCAATTTCTTTAGTCGCTTTTACCATTTGGTAGCCCAATTCATCGGACACACCGTATTTAGCAATAGCTTGAGTAGTATCAGTTACGGAGTAACCATGTAAGAATTTTTGTACATAGTTGGACTCACGTTTACGTGGATTTGCTTTTTGAGAGTCGAAGTCAACTGCTTCTTGGTAAGCATTTTCCATAGCTGGACGTAAGGAGTCATTCAACCATGCATGTTCTGTAGATTTAACGGAAGTTTTACCAAACTTGTTAGTTAAAAGCGTTTGGTCAGGGTCAATCGCTGTGACGAAATCAGTAATGTCTTCTTTCTTACCAACTACGGTAAAAGAGCGGACTGCTGTATCTTTATCTGCCAATGTTTTATACCTCTTTCAAAATTATAATCTGGTCAAGCCAGTTTGTTGGAATACTTTAACCAACTCATCGTTCGTCATACGACCTAAAGATTTAAAGTCAACTTGTTGTGTTGCGGACATAGGTGGTCGTTCAGAACTACCAGCACCTTCTAATACAGGAGGTTTTGGTTTATTTGTTGGTTGTGGAATATTTGGTACCGTTTGTTGCGGTGTTTGTTGCTGATTGTATTGTGCATTCATCATGCCGTAATATTCATTACGAGCTGCTGTCATGAATTGAGCTACTGTATCAGCATCATAGTTATCTAAAGCATTTTGAATTTTTACTGCTTGTTGATAAGGCATGTTTTGCAACTTATATTGTGCATAACGGTCAATTTCATCGAAGTTAGGGTCTTGACGGAATTGGTTTACCACATGAGTGAAATTCTTTTGGACAGCTTGTCGTTCATAAATTTGTGCTTTAATAGTAGCTACGCTATCTGCTAATGCCGCAATATGAACAGGGTTAAGTTCATCGAACTCAGTCCCTAAATGTTTTTCAACTTCACCTTTCGCAAACTCTGTTAATTTATTGTAATATTCCGCTTGTGTTACTTGTGGTTGTTGCGGCTCTTGTACTTGTGGTTGTGCTTGAGGTTGTTGATATTGAGCCATACGCTCTTGAAGCTGACGGCGTTCATCAGCCAATGCTTGTGTCTTACGAGAATAATCAGCTTGTCGTTGATAACCGTTTAGTAATTCCTCAAGAGGAACTTGTATTTCTTGACCGTCAACTTTTACTGTATACATTTGTGGTTCTGGTGCTTTAGTTTCAGGTTCAGGTTCTGTAGGTTGTCCTTCTTCAGAGTCCTGCGTTTCTGGAGCAGGGTCTACATCTTCATCGCCATCAAAAGAAAGCATTCGATTGCCATTAAAGAATACATCGCCGTTTTCGTCAATGCCAAAATCAAAATCAGCAGGTGCAGTATCGCCACCTGTTTCAGCTACATCAGTAACTTCTGTTGGTTCAGTTTCCGTTGCAGGTACGTCTACTTCACCTTCTGCAAATGTTTGCAAATTAAATTCAAAATCCTTCATGTTTTCTCCTTTCACTCCCTAGCGGGTTGGTGAATGTTAATACAAATTAATAGCCGTCTGCGACTGTCCAGTCACCAGACGATACATTATTACCACCGAATAAGCCACCAATAGCTTTATATAGTGGTACTTTTCTCCAGTCAGTTTCTTCTTGTGGTGCCTGAATGGAATAGTCGCCACTAAATTGTGGTTGTGGTGCTGGAGCTGGTG